GATCCAGATTCAGCAAACATAGATCCCGAAGCAGATGACTGACATAGGCAGGTGGGCAGATTATGAGTCTGATGAGGAGAGTCTAGAATCAGATACGGGCTCTGTAGATATAGCAGAAGGGACAGGATACTTGTTTCAGGAGCCATTGGTTATTGATGGCATTACCATGAACTGTGTTGGTGACTTCCGAATGAACATTCAACATATACAGGCTGTATGGTTTGGGCAATCAGATGACCCCTTGTCAGCTGTGATGTGGTCAGAAATAGTTAGAGACATAGTCCACAACCCTGACACTGGTGAAATTGAGTGTGCCCTTCGTGACCTGAGAGTGATGCTTGACAACAAGGTGTATGCCGCATCAGACTTTACCCCTTGCCCCACAGAGGAGCTTGTGGAAAGTCAAGCTGAAGTGACATTAAACGAGGCCAGCAATCAAGCAATTTCTGAGGTGATTGATGAGCTAGGCCTAGATTTACCGTTCACCGATCCAAGCGCTTTTTCTGTTGGGTATATGAACATCGACAACTCAGCCTGTGGCCCAGTGACCAATAGTGGTGCTGTAAGAGCTCCACCCTTGTGCCCTATAATCAAGTCTGGCTTACCCAAAACCCTACGGTTCTGTTCACAAGTGGCAGACAACGAAAGTATATTTGATGATCGAGTAAAATGGGACGAGATTCTTAAAACTAGGCTTGGTGACACAGCACCTGAGTCTGAGACCTCGTTTGTGGATGATGATACATACAGGACTAGCAGGTCAAATTTAAGGCCAAAGAACCGACCTGGTGTGCTGTTGATATTTGAGGATGGCACCGAAGTCAATATAGGTGCGCATGCATATACTACATTTTACCCAATAGACCTAGAATTAGATTTTAGTGGTGTTGATCTAGCGCTGCAGGAATTCTTCTCAGCACCGGGGGGTGAAGGTCTTACCAACCCAACACCATCTCACATACTTCACCAGATGATCAGTGCAATCTACTCCAATGCGATAAAATATTATGATGTTGAAGTAGAGGCCGCAAATGCCGATATTAGCATCAGAGAAGTTGTCTGGCCGGATGGGCAAGTTCATGATATGTTCATAGACATCACATCTTCAGCAAACATACACAATAAAACACTTGAACCCACTGTCAGGAACCCTGAATATAGAACCCAGGCTGCTGTATCAAAATATGACATGGCTGCATGCCTTGCTAATGTTGATCCCATACATAGTATGGAATGCATTTTCAAAAGTGTATGCCTGAGTTTAGCATGTGAGTACCCTGATTTCTACAGGAAAAGAGTAGAGGGTGAATGCGAGGACTTGATGCTCCAGAGCCAAATATATGATGCCCTATCTGCCATGAGCACACGGAACATACAGAAGCTTGCACATCTCAGCTATCAAGCTGCAATCACCGAGTGTGTAGATCTGGCTAAACAAACTGATATCAGGGCACCTGGGAAAACCTTTACCGAGAAGAAACAAGTGTTGCTAGACAAAATAGACTCATTGAAGCCCCGTAGCCGAATAGCTTTCCCGCCTATTCCTCTATCAACAATCACTGGGTTTAAAAGTCAACCTGATCAAGTTGAGATTCTCGGACATGTTTTTGACATATCAAATCCCTTGTTGGAAATGAAACAGATGGGCCCCAGATACCACATGGGCGGCAAGAATGATATGGCCCATTTTATGAAATGCTACCAGGCCTGTGGATTAATATCTTATGATGATGCAATTACCCTAGCTGATGGGCTGGACAATAAAACTCTCATATCAACAGGTAACGTCCACAAGGGACCTATGACTGGCTGCCCATCTGTCGATCCCTATATAGTGGATCAGGTAGATAGTCTGTATTCTCAAAGCGCTCAAGCACAGTTCCTAGAGATACGTGCAGACCTTGTTAGAGCGGTAAACCAGTTCCCAATGCCACCGGAGAGTTCATGGAATCAAGTGTGGTTGTATAAGGGCAAAGTTGCCGCATTCTACAGGTGTAGAGACGCACCCAATTCAGCAAATGGTTACCGTATAGACTGGTTTGCCATCTCCACTTTTGACGCCGCCGGAGCTAAAAGAATTAAGCTACAGAGCGGGGAGTCAGCTTTCCTATGGCCACGCCAAAAGATGAGGTCCCAGGAGATGAGCCTTATCCACATGGCTCCAAGGCGCTTCAAGGCAGTCCTATTCTCGATGATTGAGAAAGCTGGGCCAGCAAGGTCCAGCATACCTGAAGTCTATGCTGCTTGGGAGCGTATGATCATCACTACTAATACAAGCACTTGGGCTTCGGGGAAAACCTTTCTAACAAGCCGGTTCTTGTCATCATCCTTATCATCGCCGTCATCACCCTTTGATAACATGGCCAGCAAATTTGTCAATCCAGTGACCTTTGCTGATGTGTTTTACCTTAGGAGAATGCGCCGTGTATTGATCGAATGGCAACGCCGTGATCAATACCATTCGCGATCACCAATACTTGGGCTCCCTCGCCAAATGTCTCAGCTGGAAAGCTACTGGAAAGACTGGGTTCCTAACGAATTTGCGGACTCGAACAAAAACATGGCTGAGTGTGTTAAAGATCTTTTCTCAGAGCATTTGGCTCTCGTTGAAACATCACAGGCACGAGTGCGAGACCTACAGGCCCAGCTGCAGATACTAACCCAACCACGTATCACTTTTGATGACATAAGAGCCAGCCTGCGAGGCAGCACCTCAATAGACACTAAAGGCAGATTTGGATGGTCATTCATTGGCTCACTGGCGGCTGGTTATGCCTTGAATACTAGATCCCCTGCGTCTCAGTGGGATAGAAGGTATTCACATGGTAAATTCGCAAGAACAATGGCCCAGCATTTAACTGTCCGGCATTCTGCCCGCATCGACGAGTTTGGGAATGTACAGAAAGGAACAGTGGCTGAGCTTATGATAGATCAAGGAACTGATCTATACCTATCAAAGGTTGACCAAGCATAT